TTCCCCATTGCCAAAGATATCCTTTCCAATGTTTTCTTACTTACTTCATTCATTTTATTTCCTCTTTTTTCTCTTGCCCATTCAATTATGACCCAAAATGCGTTTTCAATCAGTTCGTTTTTGTCCCTTTTTACGCCATCGAAAAAAACATCCTTCAAGTATTGTTTCCCTTCCTCATCTATCCAGTCTCCAATAAGAACTTCCATCTCATTTTTCCAAAAGGGCTTGTTTTTTTGGAAAAAACTCATTTGAGATGATTTGTTTTCATCAGATATATTAAGGGCTTCTTTTTCCAATCTTTGGTCTAAAATCTTCATCAAATTCTCCTTAAAAGAAAATCTTCTTTTTTCCTGGTTCCCAAGACATAACTTCAGTTATATCTGATTTAGTCATTTCTCCGCTCAAAATCTTTTCTGTAAGAGTCGTAAGAGAAACATAATTCCCATTCTGTTTGCTTTCCATAATAGGATTAGGGAATGCTCCAGGAGTTGAAGGTCTTGAAACAATATCAAATGTAATCATTTTATAGTCGTCATTAACTTCATTAATTCCACCACGATAAGTAACTGTTCCCTTTCCTCTTGAACTTATGCCCATTTTAACTCCATTGCGAATCAATCCAGCAAGGATATCTCCAAATGGAGTATCTTCAAGTATAAGTGATTTTCCCCAAGCGATTTTATTCTCTTTCATCATAAGAGTTTTAACCAAATGACAAGCTCTTTCAGGATTAATTTCGGCAGATTGGGGATGTTGCATTTCTCCCATCAATCTGTTGTCATTAATTGTTTCTTGTAATGCCGTTACTTCCCTTGATAGAATCCTGTCTGAATACACTCTTCTATTTTCATTTTCAGTGTTCGCTTTCTGATAAATTCCTTCTATAAAGAGTTTCTTTCTTCCGCCTTCTGATTTTTCTTCCAAATTATAATCAAAAGGGATTGTTGTTTCTAATAACATTTCTCCCATATTACACCTCTGTAAAACAAAGGGGCTTGTTCAGCCCCTTGCTCTTTACTTTTTTTCCGTTCCCATCTCTATTGTATTCTTTTTTAGAATATCATCTTCAAATTTTCCAAAACCTTCTCTCTGATTGTCCTTTGTTTTCTGAATTTCAGTTGAAAACTTCCTGTCCTCTTCCTCTATTCCTTCAATCTTCTCAGAAATAGTTTTCAAGAATTTCTTGTCTTCATCTGTGATTCTCTGTCTTGCCCAAATATCGTTAAGTTTTTCAGACATAACAGCAAGAACTCTTCCTGTTGATTCATCCATATCCTTTTCTCTGTATCTTGAAAAAACATCTGAAACAGTGTTCATCAATCCTTCAACATATTTCATGTTGTCGTCTTCTGGAGACTTATAATCTCTGATTGCTTCTGAAAGAGCTGAAAGGTCTTCAATCAAACCATTTACGTCAGAAATTTCTGTCTTAAGGATGTCTTCAACAATAGCTTTTCTTACGCCAGTTTCTTCCATGGCAAAAGTCATAACCGATGCGATTTTTTTTGCTTCCTCAAGTTTTGAAGCGTCTGAATAGATATCAACCAATGCCTTTTCAAAAACTTCAAGAGTCTTTTCCTCAGAAACAAAAGCGAATCCTTCGTATTTTCTTACAAACTCTTCAACCTCAATCTCGTTCTCGTAAAGGTCTTTTACTGTCTTCTTGAAAACATTGCTCTTCCACATTTCACAAATCTTCTGTGAATTTTTCATAGCAACAAGCAAATCAGAAACTCTGTCTGATTCTGGGCATTGTTCTTCTTTTTCGCAATATTTCTTCTTTTTAATCATATCCTTAGTATCGTCTACAATAGAATAATCATTTTTTGCGTCAATTTTCCAATCTGGAGTTGCTGTGTCAAGAAGTGTTTTGTTTTCTGCAATCCAAAGTTTGCTCTTAGGAAGCTCAATCTTTAACTGCTTGTAAACACCTTTCCCATCTTCATAATTGAACTTAATCTTATTGATATCATACATATCATAGTGGGAAGCAATAGTCTTTCCAGAGATATTTTCTTTTACTTTGGCGTTTAAATCCTTCCAAAGTTCAGCGGAACATGATTCCATATTCTTCTTGAATTCGTTTTCGTTGTTTCCTTTCCAATTATCCGTAGTTCCACCTTGTGGTTTCATAAGGAAAGTCTTTGCCTTTGACATAGCCATTTCCTTGATTCTGTCAAGATAGACATCTTCATTGATGACCGACTCATTTGTTGAAATCATCTTTTTCATCTTTTTCAATGATTCTGAGAAAGTTTTTCTGTCTTCATCGATTTCAAATACGTTCTGGGAAATTCCCTTAAACTGGGAATCTTTGCTTTCAGCATCTTCTACAATCTCTTTTTCAAAAGAAAGTTTCTTTACTCCATCAAGCGAGATGCCTGTTTTATCCAAAGCATACTCAGATATGAAATATTGCTGTGAGCCAGGAACGTAAAAAACAATCTTGTTTTCTGTTATTACAGCTGGAACGAATCTTCCTTCAAAGTAATAATTGAACATATTGTCAACCAGTTTGTTTTCCTTGCTTCCTTCCAAAATAGCCTTTAATTCTGTGATTTTAAGTTTCATTTTTATTTTTCCTCCGAAATTAGTCTTGTTTACTATTAACTTTTAGAATTTGTAATCATTTGTTGGATTTATTGAAAATTTGTTTTAGCTCCCTTTTATCCAAATCATTCAAAAAATTTTCATCTGGATTTGGATATTCAATCACTTCTTCTGAAATTGGATTTCCCCCAACTTCTTTCCCTTCCAATGCTCTTTCAAATCCTTCGGAATGGACATTGTGTTTATTTTCAATAAGCATATCGTCTTCTTTCTTTTCTTTTCTTCTTTCGTTCAATCCTTTAAGTTCTCCGCTTGAAACACTTCCAATGAATCCGTTTGAATAAAAATCTTCGTCTTCTGCTTTTTGATTCATAACCTTAAGGAGTTCTTCCTGTTTTTCAACAATAAGACTTTGGTTTTTTCTGTAAGACTCATTTATGTTTGAGATTAATGATTCTGTCAACATTCTTTCTCCCTTTTTCAGTTTTTGATTCTTGCCTTCAAAATTCATAAGAGCCATCAAAGCATAATCCGAAGCTGTCATATTTGGATTTATCAATCCAGCTCCTTTGGTTTCCATCTCCGCTGTTTCTTTTGGAGTTGTCTGTATTTCTGTTCCTGTTGGAGGCGTTGCCGAAGCTTCTCCTCCAGGTCCAGGTTGTGGTGTTGTTGCTTCCGCTCCTGGTTGTGGAGGTGGAGCGCCTAATCCTGCTTGCATTTGTTGTTCTGGTGTTCCGCCAATTCCTTGTTCCGCTGGCATTCCAGCCGTCATAGCCCCTGCTCCTTGCATAAACGGAGAAGGTTTTCCTGTTAATATGGAAAGCATATCCGCTCCAGCTGCCTGAGCTTGCATCAATCCCGTTATGGCGATAATTTCTTCATCAGATAAACCCATATATTCTTTCAATATATAAACATTTGGGAAAAGCTGTGAACTTGCAATGGTCTGAATTGTTTGAAATTTCATGCTTAAAAATTCAAGCTTTGATTGTTCCTTATACATGGAAGGAGGAGTTAATTTTATTCTCAATGATTTTATTTTGTCAGGAGAAATTCCTTTCAAGATAAGATAAATATAAGCTATCTTATATAATCCAGCTTCAAAATGAGTTTGTACTTTTTCAATTGCCTTGGCAAAATTAGTGTCTATTTGAGATAGAGCCTTTCCTGATGTTTTTAAGGAATCCTCATTCATCCAACTTTTTGGAATTCTAAGGTTAAACATTATTTTTTCCCTGAACCAACCCAAGTCATCCAAATCTCCGCCTATTCTTTGTCCAGCTCCAAGTTCAGTGACAGACGTTGAAGCTTGCCCAGCCCTTGAAGGAATCCAGAAATCTTCTACCATAGAAATGGCTTTTTTAGCGTCAACAGCTCTCCCTGTTGTTGGGTCTATGATTGTTTTCTTATTCAAAGAATCCCTTACCCTCTTTACATATTCAAGAGCTTTGTCATGTGAAAGTTGTCCAACATCAACTGTCCATACCCTTCGTGCCGGCGCTCTTGCCAATCTGTAAATAATAGCAGCATCTTCAATTAGTTTCAGTTGTTTCCAGGTTGTCCTGCTTGAATCCAAAATACTTCTTCCAAATGGAGAATATTTATTGTCTTCGATTCTAAAGTCAACTACCTTAAATGGTTCAATGAGTTTATTGTCCATTTCAGGACCCAACTTCTTTAATACTTCACTTTCTCTTGTTGTTCCAATATTTATTTCAAGAGGGGAATATTTAAATCCCTTCAACTGACCTTCGTTTTCCATTCTCCATAGTTTGTAAGGAGATATGAATTTAAGTCTCATAATATCAGTAAGTTTCTTGTCAAAAACAATTTCGTAAAATGTGTTTCCATACTTACACATTTCATTTGCCATCTTGTTGGCATTTTCATTAATCTTTAATTTTTCAAAAAACAATTCCTTTACAAGCTTTTCAGTTTTCTTGTCTTTCGCTTTAATTGAAATAACGTTTCCTTTGTCGTCTTTCTGTGTCATCTCGTCAGCGTAAGTATCAACCATTCCTCCAATTAAGGCATCATAACAGTTATGAACAAAAGCCCCAGATGAAATGGCAAAATTATTATAATCCTTCACGCTTATGTCGAAAGCTTCTGTTACAATCCCATAAGTTTCCTTGGACTCAACAATAAGGGTTTCAAATGAATTGAAGTTGATATCAACCTCAACTTCCTTGTTGTATTTTTCAAGATTAAACAAAGTTGGATTGTTTTCCAAGGCTCTTTCGTTCAAGTGAGTGTTATAGTGTTCTCCTCTTGATATCAAATCTAGGTTCTGAGGATTATTATTTCTCTTATTATGGTCACGATGATGGACGTTATCATTGTCCTCCATCTTTCCATTGAATTCACTTGAAACCATCCTGTGAGTAAAATTCCATTTGCCTTCCTCAAGAAACATCTCATATCCTTCAAGGCTATCCCTTGATTTCTTTGAGATTCTTCTTATCAAAGGTCTTATCTTATCTCCACTTGTTAATTTTGAGGCTTCGACATAATCCCCGCTTTCAAGTAAAAATAAATGGTCTGGTGTTACAACATCAATATTTCCATTGTTATATCTAAGCTTAATCATCTCACAATTTGTTCTTGTGACTCTTGGATTAAATCCTAAACCAACAACAACTTTATTTGTTTTGATATCATAAGAGTAAACATAAAAATGTTCATCCTTGTGTTTTGTTGCCCAATCTTTTATTTTAATTGATTTTCCATTTACAAGAGGAATCTTTGTATCTCCATGGAGACACATCTGTTCGTAATCAGCATATCTTACAAATCTATCATTTTCAATCTTCCTTGCGTCGGTTGCAGTATTTCCGCCAAGCTCATACATCTTAGACATCCAGTCTCCATCATATTGTGAAGTGTCTGGGCGAAGTTCCATCTTTTCAATTTTTTCGCCATTTATTTCTGTTGAAACAAATTTTGAATTTGTTATCCTGTTGAATAACCTTTTAAAGATACCTTCTTCCTTTTTTATGTCCGCATCTGTCCTTATGTTAGCATCATTCTTGTCGTTAATCTCTATCTTTGTTTCGCCGTCTGCCATAAATCCTCCTATCGGTTTTTATTTGTTCGACTTGAGTAAATTAAGTTCCAGAAGGGAAAACGCCAGTTCCTTTGACAGTAAACCAATCTGATTGTAACTCCTCTCCAAACAAAGGAATCTTTGGAAGCTGGGAAGCTTGGTTGAGCCACCTTTTATATTCCGTTTGACTCAAAATAACCGAAGAATCGTTGTTGAAAACCAATTCATAGTTTAATCCATTCTTTTTTATCAAGCAAATGTTAAAAGCGTTTATTATATAATCCACACTTGCTGTCGATGTAACCTTTGTTAATAGCATTTTAGCTACCTCCTATCTTATTATTATAATTAACTTTGTCATTCTGGCTTCTTTATCCTTGGTATTCCAAGAAAATCGAAATTGGAATCGTCTATTTCATAGTTGTCGGCAAGTTCTTGGGAAGATATTTCACTCAATCCCCTCTCTCTGTAGTCAGAACTTGACATATAATCGCCATTAGCAGGAGATTCTATACTATCGGACAAGATTCCTATTGACATTGATTTTATATCAACTTCCTTGTCCGCAAACCTTTTTATATTAACCCCAATGCTTTGGTTGTTCACAAAAGATTCCGTTGTATAATCGGCAATCATAAATCCAAAAATCAAGTCGTCATTTGATTTTTTTGCAGCCTGAGCCTTACCATTTTCCCATACAAATGTTTTTAATTCTGAAATTAACCTTGAAGAATTTATTTCAACCTTCCCTTTCATTACAACATCCTGTAGGTTACTTACAAGAAGTGGTCTTGTTCTTGTATCTGTGTACCATCCTGGAACTAATTTTCTTCCATGTTCCCTGTGATAAACATTATCATATCCACCATCAATCAATTTATTTACAACTTCTTCTGTTGAGTTAGTTTCCGTTACTATAAAAGCATCATTGTAATATTTTGCTATTTTCAGATATATTGGATACAAAAAATTATGAGGAACTCTTGCTCTCCATTCGGCAACTTGCCTTGATGTGTTTATGTCTATTATTTCAAGGGTGGAATAGTCAGCGGCTCTTCCAGTGGAAGTATCTCCTCCCATTATATAATAATGTCCAGGAACTGGTTCTTCCCAAATCCAAAGACCTTTTATATAATCGAAAGCCTCATCAAATCCGTCCTTAAGGGCATAAACATCTTCTGGTGTAACATCCACTTCTTTCAAGAAATCCGTTCTCAAAACATTTCTTGGAATTAATTTTTCAAGATACTCAGTTGGAATAACTGTGTCTCCGCTCATTATCCATTCGCCTAAAATTTCCTGTTTGAAAGCGGTTATATCTGGATAATTCTTGCTTTGTTTTACAGCCCAAGCATTTTCTTTCCAATCTACATATTTTAAATCTGGGTCTGTATTATACATCGGACATTCCCACCAATGAATTTCAAATGGAGTCCAATCATTTTCCTTTGATGTAGCCCCTGTCCATAAATTATAAAATTCTTGTCCTATTCCAGCTGTCCCATTAGGGGTTGAGATTAAAACTATATGTTCTCCAGATACGTTCAATGCTGGCAAAGCAGATGTTAATAAACTTTTTTTTGCTGAATCTGACTTTTCTCCAGAACCAAAAAAAGCAAATTCATCCATGATGACGAAAGAAGGGCTTCTTCCTCTCAATGCCCTTGGTGTGTTTGCCATAGCTTCAATTGAACTGTTAGTGTCAAATGTCATTTGATGGGCATTTTGTTCTTTTAATCTTCCGCCAATCCAAGAAGGAATAGCTTCAAAAACAAGCTCACATCTCTTTTCTTTAAAATAAACGGCTTCTCTATCATTTATAGAAATTATAACAACTTCTTTGCTTTTGTGAAACATTGCCACCCAAAGAACTAAAGCTCCGCTTGCTTGAGACATTCCAAGCTGCCTTCCCTTGTTTATTATGACAAATTTGTTATCAAGAACCGTTTTTATGAAGTTTTTTTGATATTGAAATAACTTAAATGGTTTCGATTTATCGCCATCAATAAAAAGAAAATGCTCAATAAACCATATTGGGTCTAATTTGCTTCTTTTTATTATTTTTATTTTATCTTCTTCTGATAATTCAAACTCTTCTTTTTTATATATTGATTCTAAATATAAATCATCTTCATTCATTTATGAACTCCTTTATATTATCCCTTTCTTTATTTTCGTTAAAAAATTTTTCCCTTATTCTATATATTTTCTTTCCCAAATATGATTCTAAAACGTTTTGTCGTTTGATGTCATCTGCCTTTAATTTGTTTTTAAAATAATGACTTTCTTCATCCCATTCTATGACTAAATTTAAATTAGGCTCATAGTAATCCGTCCATATTCTCTTGCCATCTATAACGAATAATTTTTCCCTTCCGTTGGTTGCAAATCTCCCATTTAATCCCAATTCTTTGTTTAATTTAAAAAAGAATTCGCATGATTTTTTATTATATGAAGGGTATAAATAATTGCCACTAAATTTTTGAGCTTTTCTGTAACAATCCATGCAACAGAATTTTCTTTTATTTGCTGGAGAGTTATAAAATTCTTCGCCGCAAAAATCACATTTTTGAATTGTATTTTTTCTTTGTTTTATATTAAAACATTCTCTGCTGCAAAAAGAACCTACGTTGTATTTACTTTTATAGCAATCTATTTTAGTCTTTTTTACATTAAATTTACTGCCGCATATAACGCATTTTTTCTCAACAAAGTTTATTCCTTTAGAAAACCTACATTTATTAGAACAAAAAGCCTGATTGTTTCTGTAAGAAACAAACTCTTTACCACAAATAGGGCAAATTTTATTCCTTTTCATTTTTCCCTTCATCAGAATAATTAAAAATGAAGTTCCTTATTACTTCTGAAAAACTTTTGCCTTCTTTTTCTGACTTTTTCATGGCTTTGTCAAGTATTTCTCTTTTAACTCTTACGTTTATTTGAGAGTCCATTATCTTCCTTTTCATATTTTTTGCCCTCATTATATCTATACATTTAACTTTAGCATAAATCTGGCAATAACATGAAAATTTTATTGTAACATATGGATTGTTATTATGCAGAGAAGATGTTATTTTAATCCTTTATATAATCTCTCCAGTATTGTTTTACCGATTCTGGAGGGTCATATGGTTTTTGTGGTTTCATAAGTTCATTATATTTTACTGGACCTTTATCGTCTGTCTCTTCTTGTTCTTCTGGAGCAACATCTATGAATTCTCCAAGTATTTCCTGTTTGAATGAATCCTGGTTTGTGTAATTTCTGCTTTGTGATTTAGCCCATTTGTTGTCTTTCCAATCAACTTTCTCTGGGGCCTTGTCATTGTATAAAGGATTCTCATACCATTTAATCTTCAATGGATAAAAATCCGAATCTCCCTTAGAAGCCTTAATCCATGTCTTGTAGAAAAATTCCCCTGTTCCTTTAGTGCCATTTGGAGTGGAAACAAGAATCAAATGTTCTCCCATCTGCAATGCTGGCATAGCTGAAGTTATCATCTCCTGGGCTTGTGTTTGAAAAGCCATTTCATCTATGAATACAACATTAGGAGAACGACCTCTCAAAGCTTTTTTGGTGTTAGCCAAGGCATTTATCTTTGACATATTTGCGAACTTAAATTCATCAGACGCTTTTCTTGTTATTTTTGTTCTTACGAATTTAGGAAGGTCTTCATATATCTCTAAGACCCTCTTGTCCATGAAATATTCAGCTTCGCTCTGATTCAAAGATATTACGATTATTTCTTTCTTTGGTTTTGTCATAGCATACCACAAACAGAAAGCTCCGGCTACTTGAGAAACTCCCATCTGCCTTGATTTGTTTACTATAAGATATTTGTTTTCCAAAGCCCTTTTAATGAATTCCTTTTGAAATCCGAATAATTTGAAAGGCTTTCCTTCAAGCATGCAATAAGTCTCTATAAACCACACTGGGTCTGCTTTTATCTTCTCCCATGTCTCTTCAACCGTCAACCCTTCTTTTGGCGTTTCGTCTTTTTCATCACGGTCTTCATCTTCGTCCTTTTTCTTTTCATCTATTATATCGGCAAAGAATTCTGACAACTGCATTTCTGATATCATTTGTTCTTTTTTCTTTTTCTTTGCAGCCCACCAATACATAATTACGTCACTTATTCCGCCTACATCTTTTTTTTCTTCGCTCATGTCATTTAGCCCCATGTTTTTTTAATAATTCTTCTACATCCTTATATAAGGTGACTGACAAGGGAGTATATCCTTCTTCGTCTTTATAATTAGCGTCAGCCCCAGACTTCAATAAAAACTCAGCTATATTTATGTTTCCAGCAATACAAGCCTGAAATAAAGCTTCATTTAACTCTTTCTTGGAAATATCCATCATTCCTCTTCATCGTCTTCCTTAAAAGAAGAAACTTCCGAATTTATTTTGAACAAATCCAAATCCTTACTTAATGAGGCAAGTTTGGATATCACGCCTTCAACCTTAGACCAGTTGTTTGCTTTCATTCCTTCCTTCAGTTCTTTTATGGTTTCATTTATCTCGTCTTTTATCTTTGAATAAAAAATACTTGTTGAATCTGTTTCTTCGCTTAACAACTTTGAGAAATGTTTTAATTTCATTTTATGCTCCATACTTCAAAAGTAATTTAGAGGCTTTTTCGTACAACTTCAATAAATCTTTATCGAAAAAAGCTTCATCGCTATATTTTGTTATTGAATTGCTGACAAAATCCATCAAAGATGTCTTGTCTTTTACTCCATCATAAGTAAAAGAAAATTCTATCCTTGGGTCTGCTCCATTTTTAAGCAAAAACTCAAGCATTTTTAAATTTGGTATTGGTTCAAAATAATCATCAACTTCTCCGTCTTTGCTTCTAATAAAGCAAGCTGCGAGAGGCGTTATCCCATTTTCGTCTGGTTGATTGATTACATCTGTCTCAACTCCTTCTGTTATCCCAAATTGTTTTTTGACAGCATTCAACCCCTTTGTTTCTTTCTTGTCTTTCTTTTCCCTTTCCGTGAAAAGAACATCTTTCATCTCATCAAAGAAAATCTTCTTGTTCTTTTCATCCTTTATGAATTTCCTTGCGTCTATCGCTAAATTATAAACTGGCTTCTCTATGTCAAATGGGAACGCCTTGATAAGTTCATCCCATTTCTTTGTTCTCCATAAAACTTTCCTTTTTATTTCCTTGCCTTTCTTATTGAATTTCCTTTTGATGACCATAAATTCATTATGTTTTAATCTGAACCCAAATTTCTCGTCATCACCAAGGTCAATCTTTTCAAGACCAGCTTTCTTTATTATCTTGTTTTTTTCGTGTTCAGAAAGTTCACTATAAGCTATTTTAAACCAGGCTGTTACGAAAGCTCTCTTGTCTTCATCTATGTTATAGAATTTATCCTTAAAATCTGTTTCATCGTCGTTTGCCGAGAATATAACCTTGACAAGGACAACTTTTTGTTCTTCATCTTCTGGAATCTTGAAAAGGAATATTACGTTTTTGCTTTTGACCTCAAATTTAACATCCTTGTCATTCAAGGGAACTATATCTTTAGGGGTCTTATTCAGGAAATATCCAAAATTACTTATCTCCTCTTTAACATCCCTGTCCTTATCCATTCTCATCAACACTTTTATTTCATCAGCCTTATCCTTCCCCTTTAAGTCTCCCATTCCGAATACAGCGGATGTCTTATCATCCCAATGTAATCTTTCAGATAAGAAATAAGGTTTAAGAATTTTATGTTCTATGAGTTCCTTTATTTCTTCCATATGGTCTTTATCTATTTTTGTTGGTTCACTTTTCTCAAGCATAACTATGTTTATGTCGTTTATGTTTAACATTATTCCTTGAATATATTGTTTACAGCAGCATTAAGTGATGGGTTTTTGTGAGGGGTATAAGAAAGTGGCTTGCTGTGGTCTTTCGCCCTGTCTTTCTTCTGCCATGAGGATTCTTCGCTGTCACTATATGTCTTTTTAGGTCTTGATTTTTTCAACGCCTCTTTCTGCCTTTTTTTCATAAGTCTGTCCATCCAGAACTTCACGTTTTTTTTGCCATATTTCCTTTTTTCTAAAATTAAGTCCATTTCACCTTCCTCCTTATTATTTTCATCCATACTTTTTATCGAAGACAAAGATTTCTGTAAATTATCAAAAGCCATAAATATGTTTTTGCACTTCACAAGATTATCTGTTATTGATTTTATGAAAACATCATTTGATTCCATATCTCCAAGTTTTTCCTGAGAAGAAGATATTTTCTCGTTGTTATCATCTATCTTCTGTTTTGTTTCTGATAAAGATGAGAAGAATGATTTTATCTTTGAAGATACGTTTGAAACCGCATAAGAAACAGCTCCAGCTATCTTCTTAGCTCCTCCAACAAAAAAATCCTTTAGAGAATCTATGACTCCTTCTTCCAACATATTGTCAAACTTATCCTTCAACTCTGATTCTCCTATTTGTTGTTCCCCTTTGGTAAGTTCACTTCCTCCAAATATTGAAACAGCATTGACTATGTTTTTTATCTCTTCATATTGTTCCTGACTGAATTTATACTTGTATCTTTTCAATATTGTCTTCATGGCAAACTGAACGTTATCAACATAAGCCTTTATTGACTTTATCATTTCATCTATTATCATCTCAAAAGAGGAGGCAATTGTTTCAAATCCTATCACTCCGTTTTCTCCAAACCTTTTGCTTCTTATCTGTGATGGAAGTTTCAATATAAGGGAAGGAATTTCTGTCTTAAGGTTAATTGCTTCTTGTTTTATGCCAAGCCATTTCCCGAAAACCTCCTTTAACTTAGAGTCTTCGTTTATTTTACTGAAATCAAGGTCAATGGAATTTGTTTCTGGGATTATTTTGCCCATAATATGGAAAGAACAATCTGACCCGTTGAATCTTATCTTTCCTTTTATGTCCCCAGATGAGAAAAAATTATTCAGCAACGTTTTCAATATTTGTTCTATTTCACTAAATCCAATTATCCTGAATTTTATCTTGAACTTAAAGAAATCCAATCCGACGGTTTCCTCATATTCTTTCGGCTTCTTTTTATCAAGCTCATCATGTATTTTCTTATATCTTCCAATAAAAGGAGCTTTTATGTTTTCAACACCTTCTCCAGACATAAAAATAAAATGGATATCCTTATAAGATTCCATTACAGCTTCAATCATCATTTTTTTTAGTTCTTCGGCTCTTCTCTTGTTATCGTGAATCAAATGACTATTGCTTATTTCTGTTATCTTGTTGGCAAGCCACTTTAAATCCATGTTTCTAACTAACTCATCAAATTCCTTTGGATAAAGTCCGTTTTCCAACAACATGGGTTTGTTTTTATAGCAATACCTTCTCATTGAACTTTTTATCTGACCAAGGCTATAAGATTTGTCTTCTTTGTAATATTTTAAGGAAATAAATTCCCTGGTATATACATCCATGCCATCTTCTTTGTTTGTTTTTCTTATTATTTCGATATCTGGTTTTGCGTGAGCGCCAAGCCCAGATGCAATTCCCATTCCGCTTGCGGTCGTATGCCCTTTCATTATCTTGGCAATCAATGGTTCAGCAATAAACCCTCTTTGTTGTTGTGCCGCAGGATTTGTTGAAATTTCATGTAAGTTGGAAAAAAATTCAACGTAGTCGATGAGCTTTGTGAAATATTTTGGAATGTCTTTTTCTTGTAATCCTTTTGGATTTTCTATCAGACCTTTTATTTCAAACAGCTTATTTCTGAATCTTTCAAGTGAAATTGGTTTTCCGTCAGTTTTAAGAATTATGTTTGCTTCTGATAAAAAACCGTCTTCTGAATCATTTATACTATTGATTAATTTATCCAATATATCCATTAGTTTGTCCTCTTTCCATTTAACTTTTGGCTATAAAAACAAAAAGCCACAATAATCTTTAAATTATCGTGGCTTATAATAACCATATCTGATTATGCTTTATTTTTTGCTTCTATGACCATAGTTATATAGTTCTTCATCGAAGCTCGTAGCCCCTTCATCAAGGAAACTCTTCATTCCAAACTTGTGAGCAAGATTATACTTGAAAAGATAATAATTCTGTCTGCTTGAAACCTTCTCATCAATATCTTTTTGGGTTAATGTTTCCATAAATCCAACGAACTCATTCAAGTCTTTCTGTTCTGAAATATAATGTAGAGCCTTTGTTGGACTTACTTTTATCATGTGAAGATATTCATTGAATCTTTCGTTAACCGTAGCATCCTTGAACGCAGACCCTTCTTTTGCCCCCTGTGTGGCATCTTTGAATCCCTTGTCTGATGGAGACTCCTTTTCACTCGTAGAGGTTGATTTTGGAGGAGTGGTTGCGTCTGGTTGGGTTGTTTTAGGTGTTGTATCTGGAACTGTCTGCTTATTCTTATAATATCCAATTTCTTGATTATGAAGTTTGATTAAAGCCCTTTTGTATTCAAGGGTTTCTGGTTCGGAAGAAACAGTTGGCATACTATTTATGATTTCAGCCCTGAGTTTGGGATTCTGTCTCATAACAATGCTTGAATGTGTTTTCCTGTCTCCAAGACCAAGGTTATAAATTGAGTGAATTGCATCCGTGTATGCTTTTTCTCCTGGCTTTAAGTTTGCCAAAGAAGACATAGCCGTAGAAACCTTGTTTGCGTTTGCTGAATCCTGGATATCTTTCATTATTCTTTCCATTCTTTTTTCAGCATCGGTTTTCTTAGGAGCATTTGCTTCTTCTTCCATTATCTTCCCAAGATTCTCTGTTTTTCTGGCTTGGTGATATCTTTCATATTCATATTCGTAGAAATTAATATCGGATAATTTCTTTTTCATGTTATATCCTCTTATTTCTTTGCCTTCTTTTTATCTTTTTTTGAACTTGAAGAAGAAGAACTGCTTGAAGAACTTGAAGATTCCTCTTCATCCTTTTTATTACACTTGCATTCGCCTTTCTTGCAATCACAAGATTTTGAGGACTCTTTTCCTTTCTTTTTCCCGTCCAACATCTTCTTGAAATTTTCTCTTGCTTTCTTTTGTGCTTCGCTTGTGGCTTTCTCATCAATCATTCCAACTTCCCAGAAAGGTTTAATTTCAGTTCCGTCAATTGTTATGATAGACTCATCCATGGCTTCCTTTCTTTCCTTCTCAGTCATGTTCTTATACCATTCGTGAGCCGCTTTATGGGCAATTTCTTTTTCATCTGCTTTGGGAAACTTTGCCTTAATTTCCTTTATTTTCTTATTCCACCACTTTTTAGCTTCTTTTGGAGCTGTGGCTTCATCAATTTTTTCAACTCTATCCTTAAGTCCATAAATTCCTTCGTTCAAAAAACTTCCTTTCTGGTTCTGATGCCAATATGACTCTTCTGAAAGAGACTTATTCTCTTCCTTAATCTTGCTCATCATTCCAAGGTTTGAAGCAATCTCTGTCTTAGCCATGTAAAATTTGCTTTCGCCAAGTTTTTCCTTTACATATGCTCCGTCCTTTTCAATCATTTCAACAATAGCATTGAGGACTTCTTTTGCCTCATCCCCACCTATTGCCATTCTTGTCTCATTCACAAGACCCTTGATGTTACCTGGCATCTTTATGATGTTAATCAAATCATCCTTATTAAATTTATTCATTGGTTTCTCCTCCGTTTTAATTTCTTTTTTTATTTCTTCAGACTCATTCACAATTATAGTGTCCAAAATTTCATCACCATCCCTTACCATTGGCTCTGAAACATCTGGAATTATCTTTCCGTTTCTTTTTACTTTAAAAAATTTATACATCTCATCCTCCCTTCTCTTCCCAATCATCACACACAAACCTTTCATCTTTGATGTCAAACTTGAAAAGGTTACATCTTTTATCCTTCCGATACAGACACGACCAGCATCCTCGTTCTTCTGGAACCTCTATATCAATAGAATAACTGTTAAATCGTTCATCCTGTTCAAAACAAGATGTTTTCTGATATGTGACAACCTCCAATATTCCATTAAGGAATTTGGTCTTTTTATGTCCTTCGTATATTAACTTTGTATAATTATCTCCTATATATAATTTATTTGAAAAATAATCCAACTTGTTTTTGGCGAGAGAGCAGTCAAATAGCATAAATCTTGGGTAAATAAATATGAATTGTGTAACAAAAAAGGGGTCTGTATTAAAGACCCCTTCAATTATTTTAATGACCTTTTTGAGTTTTTTCAATTTGCTTTATCTCTTCTTCTTTGTCCTTGATTAATCTTGTCAACAGCTGGTTTCTTAAATCGGTCGGCATAAGATAGAGTTCCGTGTAGGAAAACTTACCAACCCTTTTTAAGAAGAAAATCTCATCAACAAGATACCTATAGTTGGAAAACAAAAGACTTTCCTCAGATTTGCTTTCCTGGGACACGAAAAAAGTTGGCTGAAATAGGAACTCTGTCATTGTAAGTTTTCTTACATTCTGGACATTTTACGGTTATATCACTCTTCAGACCAGGCTCAAGTTCAGAGACCTTATCTGTCAATTTCTGTGTGTCAATAAGAGACAAAGTTTCGTAAAATTTCTTCCAATATTCCCTTGGAACGCCAATGATATCAATTGTAAGAGACATCAAACTCTTTAAGGTTTCCATTCCGTCATCTTCCTGTTCTACTTCTGGAGCCGTCTCTTGTCTGTTAGTTACGACAGTGCTTGTTTCCTCGTTTGATTTTTCTTCATCAAATCCCCTTGACAATCTAAGAAGAAGTTTTGTTCCCCTTAATGGAATTTCAATTGGTTCTGATTCAGTCTCTTTTGAATACTTTATATCCAAAGACCTTATCTTTATGTTTTGATTAGAAACTTTCTGACAATGAGAACATTGTGATGAAAACATATAATCGTCGCCATAAGAAATAGCTCTCAGATAAAAAAACAAAAACATCCTGTCAACAGACAGAAGATGTAATGGGTCTACGTCAGGAGTCTTGATACACTCCTTCAATAATATGTTAAGGAACTGCCCTGTTTTTATTACTCTTGGACTCTTGATAATCATCTCTTCCCTTAATGTCATTGGTCTTATTAAAATCTTTCCCTTTGACTCAAAAAGACTCTTGTTCATTTCCCGATAAAATACCCCCTTGCTTGGGAGAACTACAGTTTCGGGGACTGGCTCCAACTTGGATAAATCAAAATTTTCAGACATATTTTTTACCTCTTTGATTTTAAATATTCTCTTATTATTGTCCTTAAAAATTCACTGAATGTAACACATTGTTTCTTAGCTTCTTCCTTTATTTCGTTCAACTGTTGCTTATTTATCTTTATGTGAATCTCTTTATCATATATGGTCATATCGTGGACATCCTCCCTTATAACATTAACTTATGACGCAATTGAGCAAAAAGGGGTATTTTTTTTAAAGTTAATTCTATAAACAAGAGGTATTTTTTATGGCAGTTGCGAAACAGAATTACAAAATTGACGCTAACCAAATACAAGTCATAGACAGGGCAAACAACTATACAGGGACTGATGTTGAAACAATTCTTGCCGAAATTTACCTTAAGCTTGGAACGGGAGGCGGAGTCGGAAACATCAAGATGTATTCGTCCGTCGCAAGCGAATATCCTTCTTCTGGAAATACATTTTTCCAAGATGATGGTATTTTTGTTGTTCGCTCAATTCCAGAAGAATCAAATGTTGATTATAATGGTAACGGCGGAATAATTTCTTTCACAGGAAATAACTCCGTAAACAAAAAGACAATAAATTGTTCCATAAAGAATAATTTTTATTATGGTTCTGTAAAATCAAGTGTTATGCTTGGAAACAATACAAACATATTAAGGTTGATTTTGAATAAGAGCCAAGGGTCATATTATGAAGCTGAAATTTCAAACGCTGGCATAAAAATGTCCTATTATAATAACAATGTAAGAACAGTCATATATCAAAATTTGACGCTGATTCCAACAAATCAATATAGGGAATATCTTTTTTTCAAAACTGGAGAATATCTTTATCTGTATGTCAATGGCAATTTAGCTTTCCCTCCCCAACTTCATTCAAGTATAGACAGGGCTGGAGAAATACAGATTTCTTATGAAATAAAAGAGAATACTTCTGGACAGATGGATTGTAAGTATATGGAATTTGGGGTTATACCACAGCCTTTATTGTGATATCTTGTAGTATTTATCCAATATCAAGAAGACTTCATTGAATAATTCTTTATTCTCAGAAAAAACATTCAGGAACTTTGGAGGAATGGCCTTATATTTAAGTATTGTTATTTTTTCATTATTAGATAATATCTTGGTAATCTGAACAGCTTTTTCAGTTGTCTTTGAAGGCTGTTTTATTTCCGTTGACTTCACTTCTTGTTTTTTTAAAAAGTTCAAAAAACTCATTTTATGCATTAAATAATAACATTGCCAAAAGAAAGTTTGTTATTAAGTCCTCTGACATTTTTTGCTTATCGAGGGAAACAACGTCTATTTCTTTTATTTTCAATTCATTTCTCTTAAAAGAAGAAACATCCACTAATATCGGAAATATTTTTTTGTCATTTATTTTCTGAAAAGATATTTCTATGAGTCTCCTTTTCAATTCATCTTGTGTCAAAGAAAATCCAACCTTCAGCAATTCTTCCTCAACAGATTTAAGAATTGGCTTGTCAGTGGTTGATAAGGTCTTAATTGAAGTTCCTTCGTCAGTTAGGAAAACGCTTTCAAGCTCGTTGTAAAGGTTTTTATCATATAAAAGGATTGCTATCAAATCCCCATTATTCACTTGTTTTTGTTCCGCCTTTTTCCCTGTTATGAATTCTTTTATCTTGTCTCCTTGAAATATCATCTTACTTAACCTATATATCTTACATAAATTTGTTTTGATGCGAGAGGGTCAACTGCTGCGGAAAATTCGCTTATATCAATGTTAAGAAGCCTGAACTCACCGTCAACTCCATTATTCAACTCTATGATTCTTACATCATAAGGGTCGTCTCCTGTCTGATAATGGAAAACAGCAACTCCGTCAATGTAAACTTCAAGCGAGCCTGATTTGAAAAAAGAATTTGCAACCTTAAAGTCAATGAAATCAACCTCATATCCTCCAGATAAAACAAGAGGGGAACCAGTTGGAAAAACTATAGGCCAATCCCATGATGATTCATAAGACGAAGCGTCAATTATTTTTTCGTCTGTCATTCTTTCTTCGCCTTTTATTTCAAGCGTCTGAACTGTCGTGTCTACTACTTTGAAAAAATCTTTGTAATTATAAATGTTGTTTATTTCTTCAGAGATAAACTCTGAAGATTCAAGAAACAGCACGTCTATCCTTGAATCACTTGTAAAAAAGAAAGGAACTTCATTCCAGTTTGTTCCATATGTCCAAAACCTTAATTTATATCTTATGAATTTCGCTTGACCGAAATGATTTATTTCACTTGGATATTTCAGTGAAAATCTGTTATTCAAAGAATCATATTCTTTTACCATGCCAATCATTTCATCTGACAAATCACTTGTTCCATCATATGCGACAGCAATTGTTCCAAGATAATTCTGATATAAACTTGAAAAAGGATAGTTTCCAGCGATAGCCAGATACATATTGTTTGGCACAGCTTCGCTATCCCTTGTTGCTGAAACACTGCAAGTCTGATTTGATAATGTTATTGGAAGGACTTCTTCCACATATAATTCGCCAAAAACTTCCTTGTTTTGTCCGTTGTTAAAAGGGAGTCTTGTTTCTGAGTTTCTAACCCAAACCTTATAATTTTGGAAAGATGTCTGTTTGTAGTATAGCGAAATATTTTCCATGCTATATAAGGTTGTGAATTTCATAGAGAACATTCCTGTATCATAATCAATGAAGTTTGTTCCAACTTCCTGAGCTATGGCTCCAAGAATATTCCCATTTCCATCATCAAAAGCGATAAGGGTTAATCCATTATAAACCTTGAATGACTTTGGTATGACAGGAAATTTTTGTGTCTGTCCATTGAGATAATATCCAGTTAAGTTTCCTGGCTCTGGTCCCACTTGAAGCCCAGAAAAAAGAGTTTCTCCTCTTATTTTTTTTCTCCAGTTAGGATTTGTGATATCCCATCTCATCGATTGTCCACTGAGAAGAATTCCGTCTTTTGTGTTATTTATTGTTGCATGGGCAACAAATGAGTTTTCAAAAACCTGGCTTGTTATGTCAATCTCAGAATTCCCTGCTTCAACCTCGATTCCCTTTTTAAAATTAAAAGAACCGCTTTCATATCCGCTAATCATCTCTGTTCCGCTGTCAAACAAATCTTCTGTACTATAAGACTTGTCTGGGATTGTCCTTGCCATTCCAACGAACTTTGATTCCAAGACCTTGTTTATGGCATCTCCACTTAAATGATTTCTTCTTATTGCCAAATCAGAAACGTTTTTGGCTCTTATCTGAGATTTTTTCATAGTTCCTCTTATTCCTTATAATTTTGATATTTAAAGAGAATGACTTCGCCAGATTCGTCTGGAACTCCACTTGTCAAAAATTCATATGTGAAATCATATTCTCCGGTATCATAATCTATTGTTCCAACAAAAGAATCGTCGCTGATAAGGATTAAGTCTCCATTGGAATCGTCTTTCACCAAATCTGTTCCAAAGAAAGAAATCCTTACGCTTGCCCTTAATATTTTTCTTCCAGCAACTTGACCTATATAATTTCCAGAAACTTCAAAGTCAATTAATTCTTCTATTACATTAAGTTCATTCAATACCCTATATACAAAATAAAAATCATCATCCGCTTCAGGTACAATATCATTTATGGAAATTTCAAATCCAGTGTTATCATTTATGAGGGTTATGTTCATGGGAGAATATTTGTTTCCATTCATCCAGACTTCTATGCTTCCTGGATTTGCTTTCTCGTTCTGAGGAAAAGAGAATTGTCTTCTCATTCCATCTGGTTCTTCCCCAGATATAGGATATTTTGGTGTCATAGACTGAATCTGTGAGTTTATTATTATGTCATTTTCAACAAGGTTCTTAAGAGGACGATTATCAATTTCGTATGTGTATGGGTCTTCTCTTTTATATGCCTCTATTCCATTCCCTTCCCCTTCCCCATATGTTTTCATTATTAATACCTCTTGAGTGAGTTTAAATTTAACTTTTACTTTCATTATCTTTTTAAAGTTAATTATTATGAAAATAAGAGGCTAAAATAATGGAAACTTTCAAGGTTTTTAAGGATTTGTTCTCAAAGCTTGACTCTACCAAACACAAGGATTTGGCAGAGGATTATGGGATAAATATAACCATAAGGGAACACATGGATTCCATAATGAAGTATATAAGTGATTCAAGTTCTTTGCTTATGAGAAGGTTTGATTATGCCCAGAATGATATAGGAACTGTCATTGATAAAAACAAGGAAATAATTGATTTGGCTATAATACTCCACGACATAAACCAGCTTGAAGGGATGGATAAGGATTTTTTCGTTGATAACAGGGAAGAAAAAGAGATAAAAATAAAAGATGTCATAAAGAAATATCTTGAAGATGAATTTGAGACATTAAACCCCCTTGCTATGAAAATAGTATTCAACAAGGAATTGGATATAAATGATGAGGAAAAAGTGATTGAGCTTGCCACTAATTCAGATGACAAATTCATATGGACGTTTTCAATGTTCCTCATCGCCCACGCATACGGAGTTGCCTCAACAATAAAACAATTCAATGATGTCGGAATAAACTTGAACAACAAGGAAAAATTCCACTCACCTAATTTCACCCTCATAGACTTATTCGTAAAGAAAAGGTTTGAGAAATATTTCCAGACACTTGAAACTATATTCGGAAACAAGGCAAAGACAGACGGCAAGGAATTTACTGACAAGATAATCCTTGTCAATAAGGTATTTGAGAAGGAAATAAACAAGATGGACGAAGAGATGGGAATGTCAGATATAGGAGGCGGAGACGCAGCTACAAGACTTGAGTGGGGAACTTCTGGCAACTCTGTCAGTGCCTTATCTTCAAATCTACTTGGTCAGCCAATCAGAAGGGCTTTCCCTTGGAAGATTCAAGGTGGAAAAATGAAGAAGATGAAAAGGAAAGGGAAAAGGATAATCAATCCAACTAATTTCAATGTGAGCATAGGTTTTTAAATGAACTTAAAAGAAGAAATGGGTGAAGCTTTGATTCAAGCATCAGTTTTGGGACACGAAGATGTTGTCGAATTCCTATTAAAGAAAGGGGCTGATATAAATGCTACCAATGAAAGGGGAGATACAGCCTTAATCATGGCTTCTTATAATGGGAAAAAAGAAGTTGTTGAAGTGTTATTGAAACACAAATCAATTCCAAGGCTATATATAAATGCCAAAGACAAAGGCGGGACAACTGCATTGATGTGGGCTTCCGCTTTTGGATATGACGAGATAATTAATTTGCTTTTAGATTATGGGGCTGATATAAACCAAATTGATAACAGAGGGAGAACAGCCTTGGATTGGTCAGATACATTGAGGATAGATAGACTTCTTAAAAGTCATGGAGCTACCTGAAACACATGAGCAATAAAAACCCCGCCTTTTTAGGGGCGAGGTTTTTCATTTATAAAATCTTTTATCTCTGTTTCTTATTGCCAGTTAGTCGTATAAACTTCCTTTATGAATGTTACACGAACATTTGTTAATTTTGTATATTTTACCAAATCCCAAACATAGAAGACAACGTTGTTTTGATTTCCAACAACTTCTAGTTCGGAGCTAAAGTAATTTGTTGTAAAACAAATGTTTGTCCCCAAAGCACAAGCAGAAAATCTTTGGAAGTTTGTTAAAGAAGTATAAAGTGTCCATTTTTTTGTTCCACTTACATTCCATCCATCAGCTCCAGTGTAACTTGGATATTTCTTAAAAAGGTTAGTGGTACAAAGAACCTCTGTGAATACATTTGTAGTTACAACAGCCTTGGCGACAGGAACCATTGGGTCTAATGGATTTGAAACCTTCGAGCAGCTTGCCATAACAACTAAGAAAGCCATAACGATTAAGACGATGATGTTTTTCATAAAATTCTCCTTTTATTTTTTTTAATATTAAGACCGACTTTTATTTTGCCCCAACACCTCCTTCAAGACTTCTGAACCGAGTTTTTCTTCTATGAATTTTTCTACGGAAAGCCCTTCTTTGTTGTTGTCTTTGTAGGTTATGCAGTGGCAATAGTTCTTAGTGTCAAAACTGATTGTCACAAATTTGTTCCCATCTTCTTCATATATTTCAATCTCAACTTCATAAGACTCATTCAATTTTGATAGGTCTTCCTTTGACATCTGAAGCTTTCGGACATCGACATTAAGTTTGATTTTCTTGTTCATGATGTCCTCCTTCATTCTCTATCCTTATATATATAATATAAGCATTATATGCTAGAAAGTCAAGTTTTTATCGACATTTTTATTTTTTTTGCTGAAGGATAAATGTAAGTATAAGTTAATTTACTCTATTTCAGAGTCGTTTGAAACGCTTATATCAGAAGAAATTCCATTTTTTTCTATTTCAAAATCATCTATTGAGTTCAATGTCCTTAATTTACCTGGAAATTTTCTTATCAAATTATAAACGGTCAAGGAAAAACTCTTTCTGTTTGTATCAAAAACACCCATTTTAGTTTTTAATGTTTGGGCGTAGTTTCTGAAAAACTCGTCATACGCTGAAGTTTCAAGCCAAGACTTCCATTCGCCTTCCTGTAAATTTGATTCTATTGTTTTTCTTTTTAGTTCAAGGGTTCTTGGAACGTTGACGTAAAAACTTTTACTGGAATTATCCCCAATAACAAACCATAGCTTTCTTTCTGAATAATCCAATTTCACATCAAATCCAATATCAATTCCTTCATCAAGGATATTATCCGTCAATTGCCTTAAATTCATTTTATCCCTCCAAACTTATATCTTCTTATTGATTTCTTTAATTCTGGGAACTTGAAAACAAGTTCCTTATATCTGTTTATTTTTATGTCTTTTTCTTCTGGGTAAAACCCTTTGTTTTTTGCCGACATCAATATTCCTTTTTTTTTCTTGAGACCCATTATTTTACTGTCTGTCTTCTGTATTTTTTTAACAAGCTTCTTATTTGAAACCACATTAAGGTCAAAAGCAAGAATGGAATCTCCCTTGTAATTAGGGTCAAGAATTATTATGTTCTTGTAATCTCCGTTAAGTTTGTATTTTGGGTTAACGGACTTATAATGGAACTCATCCCTTTCCATGGCTTCATTCAAGAAATCGCTTAATTTCATTTTATTTCCTTGGAATCAATCCTTTTAAATTCTGTTTGAACTCCCCATCCAGTAACATATATTCCATTAGCTGTCTTTGCATATCCAATGGCTTTCTTAGGGTCATGTTCCTTTGCGTCAGACTCATTTTTATAAAAATAAGTCTCAGAAATTTCCTTTATCGTGAGCATATTACGATTCCTTTATGAGGTCATCTATTATTCCGTATAACAGGACAATGTGCTTTGATAGCACTTCAATCTTATCCCCTTGTTTCTTTGCTGCGTTCAATTCATTTATCAAATCCACTCTTTTTGAAGAAAGGGTGTTTGAAGAATTGTCTTTCTTGTTTTTCAATATAATCGCCATTTTTTCTTTTATATTCATTTTTTACTCCATAAAATACAATCCGAAATCAGAGATGTAAACATCAGCATTCTTGTCGAAATAACCAGATTCATCGTTTGGCTGTTTGACCTTTATCCTTAACTTTCCAATCGTCGGCTTTATATACCAATAAATTTTGAGGTCGATGGCATCATCAAGACATCCATTTTTGAATTTAATCGTTGTTGTTGGGTCTGTTATAGGCTCTAAGGAATGGTCTATATCTTGTGGCGTTATGTCGTAGTCAAAGAACCTTATCAATTCAGTTCTGTTGTTTTCATCATATGAATGAGTCACTTGAAGGTGTTTTCCAGGGGGGTGAACCGCTGTTATTTTCTGTATTCCGTTTGTGGCATAATTTATCCTATATGTGTTTCCATCAAGCCATTCCCCATCAAGCTGATTAACTTCAAACCCAGATTCAATTCCAGATTCATTTATTCCATAATCCATTATATCTTGTTCTTTCACAAGGAAATTTTCAACGTGGTCTTCAAGAGCAATCCAGTTATTTCCATTGTCCGTTGAAAATTGAATTTCCTTTATGTTCTTTTCAAGAACCTTAATGAAAGCAAATCCGTCAAATCTAACGGGGTTTCCACCAGTCGTGAACTTCAATTTGATTGTATATTGCTTTGACTTATCGAGTTCATATGGAATCCATACAAGTCTTTTTTTTGAATCAGAACCTTCAACAAGATTCACTTCTTGATGGTATTCAGCCAATTCTTCTATGTTATTTAACAGAACCTCAACCTTTTTCCAAGTTCCATAATCCACTCCACTTATTCCAGGAGGAGGAGCATCATGCCCTGAAAGATATCCATCAGGATACCCACTTTCATCATAAATGCCAGATTCGTATTCCCATTCTTCTGAAACAATATCAAAGCCAGATTCTATGTTTTCAGCGACATAAATATCAAATTTGTTCTGATAAACAGAATCAATGAAAGGAGTTACAACTCCGACATAAGACTGGTTTGAAAAAGAATATTTCAAATAACCATTATTTGGCTTAGAATGATAGTCTCCGCCAAGAAATCCGCTTTCATATCCTTGTGACCAAGAAAAAATATCAACTGAATATTCTATGTTTGGGTTATCATCATTAACCATTGTCGTCAAATATCCTTCTTCTGAATTTTCTGACATTGCCACATAAGTTTTTTTTGTTTTTGGATTTATTGATATGTCTTTTTTTTCGTACCACGAATAACTTGGATAATCCTTGTATTTATAGAATCCAGCTCCAGAAACAGATGCGGAAGAAAATACGAAGTTTTTCGTTAAGACCGAATTTGAAAATCCATTTGAAGACATACTTATTGCTTTTGTCATCAGAGAGTCAAATCTGTTTTCTTTCAAAGAAATGAGGTATAACCCCCCAGAGCTTGGACTGGAGTCGGTAGAAACGAATTCTGCAAGCATAAAATCGTCTTTTATGTAAATATTTTTATAGTGATACCCAGAAATAGTTCCGTCATATATGAAAGAAAAAGTCATTTCATTTGAATTAAGCTTTATGATTATGTTCCTTCCAGCGGTATTATTAACTGAAATATATGTGAACGTGTTCTTGATTTTTCCATAATAATCATATTCATTTGAGAAATCAAACGCTATCATCAGTGAGCTTGCCAATACAGATGAACTTGGAAGCTCTTTTATTTTTATCTTTTTTTTATAGTTTGACAAAGTGTCGTTTGAATTTATAAGGGAAATATCTTCTATTATGGTAAACTTCTTGTTGTCAAGAACATATAAATTCTTGTTATCATTTATTTTAACCTTTTTTAAAGCAGCTGTCCAATCGCTTCCTGTGCTTCCATCTATGCAAAAAACCTTGTTGTCTGTCAAGTTAAATATATTTAAATAAGAATTAAACTCATAATCAGTTCTAACGGTGCAACAATATGTTTTTCCATCTATTTCACTAACGCACAAATCCTCTACTGCAAACAATTTCAAAATCACATTTTGTAATTGAAAAAGGTCTGAAAATCCTTTAGATAAATTTCTTTCTCTGAGACAATCAGAAGAATTATATTGTCTGATTGTGGCAGAATCAACCGTTCCGCTTATTTTTGAAATTGAATTATCTTTAAAATTTATAACAAGAAGACAATGTTCTGTTGTTATGACATCTAACGTCGCTATATTAAGTCTTGGAATTCCATAAGATACATAGAGGATGTCTTTGTGGAATTTGAACATATACTCATAGTTGTTTGAGACTATTGATGGAAGTGCGTTTGTTGTAGTTCCAATAAAATCCATAAACAGAAAAATGTTTTGCTCATCTGTCATATCAAAAATTTGAATCTTATTTTTGCTTCCTATAGCAACAAACTTCTTAGGAAGAATATAGGTTTTGTTAGCGTATTGTTCCTCAGGATAAAACCTTTCTCCATATTCAATATAAGATGAGTTTGAAACAAGGTTAGTAAAAGAACTTGACGGAAATACAATTTCCTCCTTGTTTTTTAAAAGACCGCCTTTTATCTCATTCTTGTTTTCTAAATCCCTATATCTATAAACGTTTAACCCTGGGTTTGTTGTCTTTATTTCGGAAAGGTCTTCTGTTCCAAAAAATGGGTGTCCAGATTCAATGTCATTTGAAGGACTTTTTAAGAAAGTTTCAGTATATATATCAGCATTTATAGTGAGGTTTGCACTTATATAATCCAATTCAACTTGTTGGTTTATGTCAATTAAGTCGTTCTGAGCAATCAATGAATTTGCTCTGTCAAGATTTCTCTTGTAATCTGGAGCCTTAAGCCTTGTTTCAAGCAAGATGTTCTCGTTTTTAGCAAGGTTTGATTCCAAATCATTTATTCTTTCTTCAAAGCTATATCCAGATTCCAAATCTTGTATTGGAAATCCAGATTCAAACTGACCGGATTCATATAAATCCCTTGCTATCTGATTTATCTTGTTTCTTGTTATTTGATTCTCATTGTTTTCAAGATAATCAAGCCTTTCCAGGTGGGAAGTATTGAGATAAGCGAAATAATTTGATATGAGCTTGTTGGCAATCACATCTGTCTTTGTTTCATCTCCCTTTCCCCAATAGCTCCTTAAGTCAACATAATTTTCCCAATATCCATTATTATCGCTATCTATCTTGAAGTCTGCTTTCCCGAAAATCATTTTTCCTTCGTCTGGAGTTGGGTCTGCCCAGAAATTTCCTTCTTTGTCTAATTGGAAAAAATATGTGTTTTCCAGTACGACTGTAGGAAAGAATATTTTCAAGTCTGTCTCAATAATATATTTTTTACCCTTTTCTATCTTGTGGATAAAATCAATATAATACCCTTCAACAATTCCGATTCCCCTTTTCAATACAAGCTTGTCTCCATCTTCAAAAGAAACAAAAGAAAATCCATTGTCATATTTTATGACGGCATTAAATGGGATAATAAGCTCAGATATTTTAATGGAGGAAGCAAGGTTATTATCTACGAGTTGAATTATAGGTCTGTTTTTTACCGAAAAGTGGAAAGAATCGTCTTTTTTTATTTCTTCTATATGAGAAGCGGGAACTTTTGTTCCATCTTTGCCGAAAAAATAACCGTCATATGTGGTTTCATTCCAGTTAATTGTCCCAGATTCATCTATGAGTTGTCTTGTATCAAATTTTATTTTCATTTTTTAAGAACCAAAATAAATTCCATAATCAGAAATATATATTTCCGCATATTTGTCATACCATCCATCTGCGTCTGCTGGCTGGGACAATGTTACCCTTAGTTTCCCTTTGGTTGGAACAGCGAAATATTCTGCCCTTAAGCTGTCAACATTTATGTCTTGAACTTGTCCTCCTGAAATCTCGATTGTTTTTATCACGTTAAGGTCTCCATTTTCATATTCCCAATCAACGCCATATATCGCTGGTATAGTGGAAGAAGATGGAATAAAAACATTTTTTACTCCATTAGAAGGACTTGTTATTTCAAATCTATTTCCAAATTCAGGAAAAATTTCCTCTTTTAAGAACTGTGTTTCTCCTTCCAAGTCAACCTCAAAGAAATCTTCTGGGTCTTCATCGTATCTGTAGTTGAATTCAACCTTGATACATTTTGAGTCATTCTCTAAATCCCTTGTTATTTTTTTTACATAGACAAAACTGTCAAAATAAACTCTTGCAACTTGTGTTAATTGAGGTTTTATTGTCACTTCATAACTCTTTGTGATATCAAGATTTTCAGCAACCCAATATATTTTCCTGAATTCTTCAGTGTCGGCTTCCTTTATATTAATAGTGTCAATAAGAGTTCCGTTTTCCCTTATTTCACACACAAGAGTGGCATAACTTGGACTATTCCTCAATATGAGTCCTATTTTTTCTGTTCCAAGTGAAAATGTTTTTTTTATGAAATGGGTTTGATTGTTTGACGAATAAATTATAGAATTTTCATCCTTATATGTCCCAGGTTCCGTTGAAAACTGAGATATCGTCCAAGTTGAAGAGTCTGTTTCTATGAAAAGCCTTTTTCCTTCGTTTATATGTTCGGATGTTGTAAATATCATCCTTTTTTCTTTTCCAGTCATTTCAATCAAAGAAGATTCATGAATTGATTGTCTCTGATATGTTCTATAATTAAGGATGAAATTATCAATTCTCATTTCTGGATTCCAATTGGCAGGGGAAGACGAATTGTTAGTGCAAGAGCTTGATTTGTTTATAGCGAAACAAGTGTTTTTGTTGGCAGAAATAGATGATAAGTTCCAAATTCCAAGGTTTACCCATGCAAGGGTTGGAAATGTTCTTCCCCACGCAAATCCAGACCCAACATAACCATATGGAAATGTAAAATTTCCAATAGTTCCAAATGGAAGAATCGAGCCTTTATTTTTATATTCTTCTATAATAAGACCATCTTTAAGAATTGGCTCATTGGTATTTGTGTAAAAAGAAACCTTGTTATGAAAGAAAAAGTTATCTTGTCTTTTTATGTCTGTTGATGTCTTGAAAACGTTATTTGAACTAGCATTTGAAACAAAAAGAAGTTCGTATTCATTTTGGTTTCTAGTTGACAAATTTTTGAAACCAAGAGAACTTTCATTTACAACATAAAAACTTTCTCCACCTGGAAGATTGGCGTTACCATAAAAATTACTATTTAAATAAACATTATTGCCATTGAAGAACCCGTTTGAATCGTAATTTGGAGAAGCAACAAGTCCGTTATTTGAATATAAATATTTTTCATTTGCCTTTATTTTTTTCAATCCGATAAGATTTGTTGAATTAAATCCTGAAACGTATTTTTCTTGGGCAATTTCATTGATTGGCCCAAATTTAAAATAATTCTTGGAGTTGTCGGTCATCCATGTTCTTCCGTTTGTCGCATAAACAAAGTTATCATCTGATATTTTCAACGTTATGTTTGTTGTTTGATATGCCACTGGGGTGGTAAAAGCTAGTCCAAACCAGCTGTTATCCCATACACAAAAAGATGTTTTTTTAGTGAAATTAACAATGGAAATATAGTGATTACTATTATTCCAATCATGCTTTCCGGCGAAAACAATAAATATATCTCCATTAATTTCCTTAATGTCAAATGAAGTTACGTCATGCATAAGCAATCCGTAAGAAGGAGATGAAACTAAAGCCCAAGCTTCTGTTCCATATGTTGATGAAATATTGTTTCTTTCTTCAATTGAACGATTAAACTTGTAAATTGCCCATGTTTCTGCTCCACCAGATATTAGTTTTGCAATCCTATAAACTTCATCATTCTTAAAATCAATTATTATTAAGTTATATACAGCTTCAACACTTCTTGTGTTTGTACCTTGTGTTTTGCCAAGAATATATAATACATCCTTGTGAAATTTAAACTCAACAGGCATAAACACGCTAGTTGTTGAAAATCTTGTTGATGTAATATTGAAATCCCTTGACAATGCAGTTATTTTGGAAGAGCTACTCAAAAACGTCATGAATTTTATTGGATTCATTGGGTCGGACACATCAAAAATATCTACGGCGGAACCATTAACTGGCAAGGTTGTCTGGTTGTAATTTAACTCTGTTACTGTAGCATTATCATATCCATATGTGCTTACGCTTCTAGGATATCCATTTAAAGATGAAGTTACAATAAATTTTTCAGGCAAAACATTTGTCTTATTAGAATAATTTTCTGGAGAAAAAAACCTCTCTCCAAAAAGAATTCCATCAGCGTTTCCGTTGTGTCCAACAGGAGCAACATTAAGCATCAATCCATCTGTTTTTCCGTATGGATAAGTTGTTTTTGCCTTTATCGAGTTATATGAAATTGTTGTAGCTTCTTTTTCTCCCTCGCTTTTTATTTCAAAAAGCATAAAATTATCACAGGCACAATAAAATTTATCATTTAAACTTAAAATGCTTTTAATAAATGTATTTGATGATTCAATATAAGTGTCAGAGCTACCGCCAGTATATGTTGTTTTTGAAACTTCCGACCTTGTGAAAACATTGAATTTGTTTTTAATAAGAGGTTCTGTATCCGAAGAAGAATAACTTTTTCCCATATCAATTTGGTATATTGTTTGACAGCTATTAAAATGATTGTCTGTCTGGGCATATCTTGATATGTGAGATAAATTTAAGGCAAATATACTGTTTGAATCGGCATCATAATGAAGTCCTTTTAATAAAACTAATGAGTAAAAATCTCCATCATATGGATATTCATGACAAAATTTCAAGTCTAATGGGGAATAAACAGTCCCAAGGTCATTTGTGGGAATGTTTGTTGAGTAAACGCCTCTTCTATAAGTTGTTGCAAAATAAGAAGACAACCCAGTTATAAAAAAATATAATTTGCCATTAAAAATCGTTATTCCAGATGGATAATATATTCCACCTCCGCTTGGCTGGTTTTTATACACTGAAATCAAAGCGGAAGAATTTCCAAAATCTCCCTTCAAAATAAGGTGCATACCGACACCTGGGTAAGCGTTTAGTGTTTCATGTGTTATTACTGTGAAATAAAATTTATTATTAGATGTGTCTACACAAAAATCGGTCATTTTAATATAAGTGGTGTTAATTGATTTTATGTTCCATTCGGCTTCATAGTTGCCTTCAGTGTCAAATCTTACCATGTAATTCCTTAAGTCCGCTGGAGTTCCACTTCCATTATAAAATAAGGCATATATCTTTCCTCCATAAGCCTTCACAGAAATCAAAGAATACCCTTGAGTTGCCAATGGCATTGATTCCTTTTTAAGCCTTATTGAAGATAGTATCTGCCCTTTCTCAAGAAAAGTGTTTTTCATCTTGTATTTTTGAAGCGAACTCTTATAAATTACACTTGAGCTGTTCAAGGAATAGGAAATGTTAAATAAGTCTCCTTTCCTGATACAAAATCCGCCATTCCTTCTTTCCCTTAATTGAATTAGGTTTTTAAGAGAACTTGAATGAGAGTATGGTAAATTACTATCAAGTAAAAGCTCCCTATCAAAAACATAAAAATTACTTCTGTATTGAGTGACCGTGTTGTATATTGAATCATCAAAATCTGTAATATAAACATTGTTTCCTTCTATCTTTATATTGAAATTAACTCCGCTAGCATTATATTTTATGTTTATTATGTGATTTGAAATATTGACAACTGGGATGGCTGGACCTTGGTTTGAAAAACTTGTTTTAAAAATATTAACGGAATTATTTGCTATTCTAAGAAAATATAAATCATCGTTGTAATAAGTAATACCGCTATTAATGGCAGAGGATAAAGAACCAAGAGGTATTTCTGTGGCAACTATTTTCCTTGAACTTGAGCCTATAAAAGAATCAAACATAATTTTTGAAAAATAATAGGACGGATTTATATTTGAGTTCTTAAACAAAACAACAAGATATTTAATGTCGTCTTTTTTTACAATACAAATTCCCTGAATTGAACTTGGCGTGTCTGGAAGAATGGAAGGAACAGAAAGTTTCCACCAATTGATAATCTGAATTGTATCTGTGTTCTTGTTTATCTTGAAATTATATATCAGCAAGTTATCCGAAGAAGTGGAATTGGTTGAAGCAAAGAAAGAATCTGTGTCTTCATCGTATTCCAAGTCGCCTATGTTATTTGAAATATCAAAATTCCATTCATCACACAATTGACCAAAATAATATCTCCTTGCCTGTTTAATCATCGAGTCTTTTAATCCACTCTTCTTGTCAAAGTCCCTATACCTATAAACTTTCTGTCCAAGAACACTATTTGGAGATTCAATGACTTCAGCCAATTCATTTGCGCTTGTTTCAATACTTTCATCCACATTGCTCTTGTCAAAAAATCCTTCTGTCTTGATATCTGGAACTATATATGGATTATTCTTAAGGAAATCAATTTCAAGCTGTTGCTTCAAATCATTGAGTTCATTCTGCTTTATCCTTGTTTCTATGTTATTAAAATCGGACTTGTAATTAAGGATTGTGCTTCCAATCTCGTTTATAGTGGTATTTTGAACATCAATCTGGTCCTGTAAATCTATTATTTTTGTTTCAAGTGGAACATCGAATTTATTTGTAACGCCAAGGTCAGCAACCCCATTTGTATAAACATCCCTTGCCAACTGGTTTATATCGTCCCTTAAAGTGGGTTTTTCTGTAGTCTCTAAAACTACAATCCTGTTTTCATTATCCTGTATTTTATTTAAAAGATAATTGGATATTAGTTTGTTTTTCTCCGTATCTGTTGATGTCTCGTCAACCCTTCCAAAAAAACTTCTCTTGTCAACCCAAGAACTTGCAACCCAATTCCCTCCTGAGTTTGATATTATAGCTATCGTTATCCTTGAAGGGCTTTCTCCTCCCACATTAGGGAAGAAAACATTTCCATCCTTATCGAACTGAATTACATAATCGCCAGGTCCAGCTGCATAGACCAAAGACATATTATCTGCTTTTGTTATTTTCTTTCCCTTATATATCTCATGCTTAAAATCAACGAAAGAAGATAGCTGGTCTGCCATATCAAGGACAAAACTTCCTCTCTTAAGTATAATCTCATTTCCGGATGCTGAAACAAGTTCAAAACTATCTGTCCCTAACACAGCCCTGAAATTCGTCAACAAAGATGAAATCTGTAAATCATTCACAAGAGTATTATCAAGAACCTGGATTATCGGACGATTCATTGTTGTGTAATGAATTGTGTCGTTGGTATTATAACCTTCAACTCCAGTCGCCTCAGAAGTCCTTGGTCTTACTTCTTCGGCTTCCTTATAATCATATGTATAATCTCCCCAAGCTGTCTCACCATTCTGAGGAATATCGTTGAACTCTTTTATTGTGAATTTTTTTTCCATTTATTTCCTCTTAAAAAATTTCTGCGTTTGCAACCCAATGAAATGATACATCCGCTCCAGAATAAGTGCTTGGTCCTGAAAAACCCCAATTTTCTCCGCTTGTATTGACTATTGAAAATCCAGTTTCGCTCGGAGTTCCTTGTTCTGAAGAAGAAACGAGAGAAACAGTCTTATCTCCAGCCCCTCCAGAAGAAAAGCTAACATCAGCTTTACCTGGTTGTCCTGTTACCGGAGAATAAATGGTTATATCTGGAACCCTTGCTTTCCTTGTTTTAAAGGAAACCTTATCTAATTTTTTACCGACAAAAGAAGAAGCGTGATAAACAGTTTTTAATTCAGAAGAAAAAGTCCCAGTTGAAGCTGGAGCTTCTGTTAAATTATAAGATTTTTCATAATATCTTTGGCACAATTCCAATTCTTCAGCAAAACTTCTCCTGTCGACAACACCTTTTTCAAGTGTTAGTTGTAAATTATAAACAGTTATGCCTCCTCCACCTATGCCACCAGGAGCCACAGTAAATGTTATTTCCACCAGCATTTTAGGGTCTGATGGCAAAAAAGAAGGGTTTGCTGCATTTGAAAAAGCGGGAATTTCAGCATATGAATTTCCATTTAACATTATTGTTTGTGTATATGAAGACCCTGGAATTGAAACAGTCACAGAGTAAGGAGAAACATTGTCTCCTCCTGTAGCACCACCAGAAAAAGACAAATATTTTTTCTTGTTATAGAAATAAATAGCTCCTTCTATTTGTTGTGAAATCTTAAATCCATATCCTCCAATAGTGTTTCCACCAGAAAGACCAAAATCAGCATAAGTCTTTCTAACTAAATCACTCGAATATCCTTCTGATTTTGTCACTGAAACAGAGCAATTATCACCTTGAAATTTCCATCTGTCAGCGAAAAATCCACCCCCACCATTATTTCCTCTCTGCCAAATCAAAAAATCTCCGTTTATAAAAAGGTTTCTTCTGTAGATATTAGAACAATTTACTATTGTTCCTTCATTCATATCCAAAACAGAACAATTAACTATTTTTTTCCCGTTTATATCTAAATTTGAAAGTGAAATTATTGGATTTTCCTCGTAAAACTGAACCTCTCTTATAAACACGTTTCCAGCTGCTGAAGAAAACTCGTTTCTGACATTAACCTTGTATTTTAAATATGTTTCATCTATATCAAAAAAACCATTGACCTGAAGGTTGGTTGTTGGAGAGTTTGTTTCTGACCCTAAGTTCTTTATCTGAATCCAGTTAACCCCATCATTACTTCCAAGCAAATCAATTAAACTTTGAGGAGGAGTCGGACTTCCTTGAACTCCTGTTGCTGAAGCATATACAAAAATTCTTTTTATTCTTCTTGGTTCTGAAAAAGAAAAAATAGAAGAAACCCAAACTGTAGAATAAATATATGTAGCGATGTTTGAATCAAAAATAACATATGCTATTTCTGGTGGAGTTTCTGAGCCATAAGCTTCAAGCGAAGCCTCTCCAATAGGGGAAGAATTGTTTGATGTTAAAATTGGAACCAATCCAACTTCACTTGTTTTTGCTTTTATGGAATTTAATTCAACAGTATTAGAATTCAAAGCGTCATTGTTGTTTAAATTCAAATCATTTTTTATGTTTATGGGACTATTACCATATATTTCATGGACAGAAAGATTATCAATGTTAACTCCTTCTTTTCTGTATGAATCAGAAACATAGTCTCCATTCAAATCAGTGTCAAATCTTCCGATTATAATCTGTTCATTTCCGCTTTCAATGAGTGAATCTGTTGAAAGAGAAATATTTCCAAGCTCATCTCCAACAAGAAAAATAACCGATTCTGATGGAAAAGAAATTAAATCTGGAGAAATAACTCCGCTTATTTGAATCTTCTTTCCGTTATCAATATAATATCTCAAATCAATATATTTCCCGTTTATTGAGTAAGCTCCCCTTGAAAAGTAAAGTATTCCTCCGCTTTCGGAAACAAAATCAAATCCGTTGAAGACTGTTCCATCAAGTTTATCTATTATAGAAGAAGTTTTTAAATCAGAAGCAATGTCGTTATCAACAAGTTGAATCAAAGGTCTGTTTAATATGGAATAATGTAATGGGTCAGCTGCGGAATATCCTTCTATCTCTATCCCAGATTCATATCCTTCCCTTGGAATAGTCTCAAGAGGGTCATTGTGGTCATAAGTTTTTCCAGCCCAAGAAGGAGCTGTGGGATAAGCAGGGATAGTTCCCCAATCCTTTACATTGAATTCTTTTTCCATTTTTATACCTTTATTTTTATTATTTCGTTTTAGTGTTCTCCATTGAATTTAACTTTTAATAAAGACTATATTTTAGGTGGATTTAAGGCAATAAAAAAGGGAGCTTTAAGCTCCCTTTCCCTTATTTATACTTATCTACGCACTCTTGATGAGCCATATGTTTCCCATCCCAAAGCTCATATCTTCCTGTTATTTTTTCCCTGCAAAACATACATATTTTGGGAAGCCAAGGGTGGTCTTCAGTTATCTTTAATTTCTCAATTTCTTTTTCCGTCAAAGGTGTTTTTCCCATTTTTATCCCCTTAAATTTTGTTAAAAAAACTTGTTTTTGATTTCTTGTTCTTTGCTTTTTTAAAAGCCTTTATGGATTCTTCCTCAGTGTATCCCCAAAAAGTCAATTCCCACAACACAGAACCTAAAAGCCTTTTCTGGTCATAAGGACAAAATCCTAAATCAATATAAGAACCGTTTATCTTTCCCCACGACATACTGTTTTCAAATAAATCATTGTCATTCTGTATGGAAAGATGGTAGTATCCTTTTTTTAAGTCAGCTATAATCAGTATCTCAGATTCAATCGGTTCTGTTTTCTTCAAGGAATCAAAAGCCGACAAAAAGTTTTCCTTAAGGGTTTCTTTCTCTTCATTTGTTTTTCTTGCAAAAAACATGAAATAATCTGATTTTATCGTTTCAAACAAATCATCAAAATCAATTTTTTCAAACAACTCAAATACTCTAATCATCACACCACCCTTGTAGCTATTCCTCTTTCCAGACACTCTTGTGCTGTAAGATAAATATCTCTCTTTAATAAATCTTTTATTTCTTTCATAGACATTTTTGTTTTTTCCTTATATATTGAATATAAGGCATCCATCTGTTTCTGATTGTTTACGAAATTGTCTTTTTGGTTTTCAAAAGTTCCCCAATTACATCCTGACAACTGATGAATAAGGAAAAACGAATATTTTCCACAAATCCTTTCGTCCCCAGCCAAAAATAACAACGACCCTCCAGAAGCGATTGCCCCATTGTTTATCGTTATAATTTTCCCATTCATTGATTCCATCTTGTTGAAAGCATCCAAAGAAGAAAAAACGGTTCCGCCAGGACTGTTTATATAAACCTTTATTGGGTCTTTTTCTTTCATCTCCTTACTTGTCTGATTCCAAATATTATCCCTTTCAACGTCATCTAATAAAGAAACTAATTTCTGTATTGAGTTTCTTGATATGGATGAGTAAAAATAAATGTTGTTGTTTTTCCTTTCAATCTCACCTTCATAAGGCTTGGAATCGTTTTGAGCTGTATTGTCTCCCCAGATTGTATCGTTTGTTGGCATCAAAATTACCCCTTTGTTTTTGTTGTGTCTGAAGGACTTATTGCTGTTTTACCATCTGTACTATCTATTCTCCTTGATTCTTCCTGTTTCTTCTCAAACCTATCTAACATCTGTTTTCTCAGCATATCTTCAAACATCCTTTTCTGGGACTTCCCTCCCATTGCAGATTCCGTCCTTTTTATCAAACGAACTTTCTCCCTTGCCTTTTCATGCGAGAACCTTTTCTTTGCCCTGTTCTTAATGTTGTTTGTCAGTTTCTTTTTTGTTAAGCTCATCTAAATCCTCCATTATCAAGTTTCATTTTTGCTTTGTGAAAATTATTCAATGCCAAAAACATATCAAGATACGCTTTAGCATCCTTTGTCATATCCGCCCACTCAGGCAATCCAGTCACCTTGTCCAACCTTAATATCCCCATCCCCTTTATTTTTTCTTCGGGAGGATTCATTTTATTTAAGGCGTAAACATAACTTGACAACTGCATTCCCATAGAAGGAAAGTATATTCCCTTGCTTGTCTTAAAATCAATCAGATATCTTTTCTTGTTCAAAAAACAAACGCAATCTGTTGTTCCAGCATACTCTTCTTCTATATTATAAATCGGAGTTTCTGATTCAATCATTTCAAATTTGTTTTTATTCGCCCATTTAATGAAAGAGTTAAATCCATTCTCAGCGGATTTAGTCTTAAACCCACTTGGCTTCTTTCCTGTCTTTAAATAATCCTCAATTGAATTGTGGACTTCCGTTCCTATTTCAGCGGCTTCATCCTTGAGAAATTTATATTCTTTTTTTGAAGCTTCAAGAATCATCTTAAGCTTATCACAGGCTATCTCTTCTTTCCCTTCAATCTGCCGATTAACATAAGTTACCGCTGACTTCAAAGCCCAAGGAATCAGGGCGGGCTTATCAAGCTCGCCAAGGATTGTCGTGACTGAAGTTAATTTGTGTTCTTTTCCGTCCTTTATGACACAATAATATCTTTTCCCATTCCCAAGTGTTTTCTGAATCACTTGAACATCTTTTTCAACCATCCTTTTTCTCTGTTGCTTTAAAGGGTACAACATTGTCCTTTGATTCTTTCTCTTCGGATTTTTCTGCCTTTTCAGTCTTGATTTCTGAAATCTCTTTTGAAACCTTCTGGTAAAGCATTACGAGATTGTCCGCAGCTTCAAGCTTGATTGAAACATCATCTTTCTTGATTACGATAAAATAGTTGTCCTCTATTTTTGTCAACCCTTCAAACATTTCAAGGAAAGGTCTTATGGTTATCCTTTTCTTTGCTTGTTCTTCTGGCTTCTGTTCATCCTTAACCCACTCGACAATAATGAAAAAAGGATTCATTACGTCTCCTTGCGGATTGTTTCTTCCGATAATCATCTCCCCACTTTTCAACCGATAAAGATATGGTCTGAAATCCATTATTTGTTTCCTCCTTTTTTAATTACGATTATTTCTCCAGATTTGAAATCAATGTCCTTGAAAATCCATTCGTCAAAACTCATGTTGTTTGCGATAAAAATCTCCCTTATTGCCATCTCTGTTTCAGCAACCATTGTTTCTATTTGAGCGTCGATTTTTCTCTTTGACCTCTCAAAAGAATTTACCGTCATTCCAAGCAATTGCATTGTGACTGCCTTTTTACCCTCAATAGTCTTAAGTTTTTCAAGAATCTGCGGATTGATTTTTGCTTTTGTTTCTTCTGCCATTTTTTACCTCTTCAATATTTTATTTGTTAAAATTTCATCAATGTTGTTTTGTTGAGTATATGAAATTCTTATTACCTTACAATTATTTATCTTTTATGTTTAATTTTCTTCCCAAAACCCTTTCAACAACCTCTCTTTTTTCAAGCCAACTTTTGTAATAATTCAGATAGTTTCCCGTTAATGGCTTATCTAAGGAATATAGTTGTCTTATTGTCGTTTCTCCAAAATTATATGCAGTAAGATACCAAACTAGTTTATCATCAAAATAACCCCTATATTGATTATAGACATATAGCGACAATTTGACATTTAAAACATCATTAAAAAGAGTGTCGTCTCCTTCATAAGAAATTCCAATTGAAGCACAAGCCCACCTTGCCGTTGGAACCATAAGCTGGCCAAGACCTTTTGCCCCAGCTTTACTGACAGCGTTTTTTCTCCATTCACTTTCAAGAGTAAATAAAAGAATGCACTCATCAACAGATATCCCATATTTTATGAATCCAACATCATAAATTGTTTCTGCAACTTTATATAACCTGGCTTCGTTGTATTTTGGATTATAAAATAAAGCTATCCTACAAATTTCCTGGATTAGTTCCTCTTTTTTGTTTTGTCTTGTTGTTTGTTGGGAAGAATTATAAGCGTATGATGTTGCTTGTGCGAATTTAATGTCATATTTCTTCAGTCTGTCAAGTATAAAAAGGTTTAGTAAAATAGAAAAACCCCATCCAATAACCATGACGAAAATAATTCCAGCGAAAAACTTGTTCTTAAGTTTTGTCCTGAAAAGAAGAGTGTTTTTAGATTCCTCTTCCCTTATGAACTTCTTTTCCTCAGAATACTTAGATGAAGAAGATTCTTTGTTTGTAAAATCCTCAGCCATTGTTCTCTCCTTTAGTTGATTCCTTTATTAATTGTTCTGCGAATTTATCAAAAGACTTCCTTACGAAGTAATTCTCGTTATAAACTTGACTTCTTTTTATTAAAGCCTTTTCAAACGCCTTTGAGTTTTCCAAAGCCCCAAGATAATTTACTTCAGCTTTAAGATATTTTTTTGCGGCTGAATTAATACTATCAAACGTTATGATTCCCGAACTAACATTTTGAGCCTTATTAACCAATATATATATGTTTTTTGGATTAAATCCGTTATTTATAAACACTTTCATTTGAGAGTACGAATCCATTAGCGAGACATATTCTGGAGATGTTATTATCACTATTTTATCTGATTTTTGACAAAATTTTATGCTGCTATTATGTAATGTTGGAGCAGAATCAATAAGAACAATATCATACTCATCTTTAATCTTCATTAATTCATTTGCAATTGCATCTATTTTTTCATTTGACATATTTGCACTATTTTGGTCTCCAGAGTTACCAGAAATCGCACTTATATATTCGTTTTTTTTATATTTTGCTATTAAATCCTTGAATTTTTTTTCCCCAGACAAATATGATTTTATGTCATATTTAATATCTATGTCATTCAACATTAAATCTACATCCATAGCTCCCCAATCAACATCCATGATTAATGTTTTGTTTTTTAAATTAGCAAATGCCAACGCCAAATTCACACACACCGTAGATTTGCCGTTCCCTCCCTTCAGGGAACAAATTGCTATTGTCTGAGACATAATTATTCCACCACCAAATTCTTATATAAAATGTTTTCAATGTTATTCATTTCAAAATATGGAATCCTTAATAGATTTATTCCATTATTTTTAGAAAAATTATTTTTAATTTCATCTCTTCTTTTAAGAATTTTAAATGTAGTTCTATTATTCCACCCTCTGTTTCCAGTTCTAAAATTATAATGTTGTTCTCCGTCAAATTCTATCAAAAAATTTTTTGAAGGAACATAAAAATCAAATTTAAGCAACCCCTTATCTCTACATTTATGAAATGTCTTTTGTGTTTCATATCTTATATTGTTTTTTTCCAACCACATTCTAATTTTATTTTCTCCGTGTGTTTCCCTGCATTTTAAACACCCTTTTCCTGACAAATGACCATTTGGGGCTTGCTCAAACACACCATGTTTTTTGCATATTATTTTTATTTTCTTATATTCCCCGTCGCAGTCAGACATAGAATAATCATATTTTTCCCCGTGAATTTTTCTTGCCTTTTCAACAAAATCTTCTGTATTTAATTTCAAAAGGTTATGTTGCTTTTCGATAGAACATTTAAGGCAATCGCTTTTATTGTAAAAATGAATATATGGCAACTGCTCAAAAACCCCATGTTTTTGGCAAATTATTTTAACTTTTGTTGTTGCATTTTTATATTCGACCAAGCTATAATCATATTTATCTCCGTGAACCAACCTTGATTTTTTTATAAATTCTTCGTTGCTTGTTCTTTTTTTTGAAGCACCCATTTCAAAACCACATTTTTGACATCCATATCCGATTAAGTGCGAATTTGGAATTTGATTAAATTCTCCGTGTTTTTTACATATTATAATTATTTTTATATCGTTTCTTTTATATTCTGATTTTGAATAATCATATTTGTTTCCGTGAACGTCCTTGGCTCTTTTAATAAAATCTTCAGTTGTTATTTTTTTTGACATTTTTTATTGCTCTTTCTATTTCTTTTCTTAAAAAGTCAGACATGTTGGTTTCCAAATCTATTAAAACTCTTTTTATTTGTTTGTAAGACTCTTTGCTTATCTTAAAATTTATTGTTACCGAAAAATCTCCATCTTTCTTCATTTATTTACCTATATATTTAACTTTATGTATTTCAACATATAATATGCTTTATTTTTTACAATTTCTTGATTTTTTCTATATTTAAGAAATCTTCATAGGACTGAATCTTATTATTTTTAAGTCTTAAAGTTATAATTAAATTAGTCCATTTTTTAGGCTTTTCTCTTATATCCACCCATTCAATTGTTCTTGAACTTTTTTTTAAGGTTAATGAGCATATCTCTCCCTTTACTTCTGACTGCTGACCAGACAAGTGTTTTTTGTCATATGTCAGCCTTATTTTATCTCCTTTCTTTATTCCATGTCTGGATATGTGAATATCATCAAGGATTCCCATTTTTATTCTCGTCTGTTATTATACCAAACATATTTCTTTTCCTTGTTTTCAAATACTCTTTATGTTCTTTTTCATATGGAATATCTAAAATAATTGTTTCTTTACCGAATCCACATAGTATGTTTCTTTCGTTTGATTCTCCAAGAATGTCATATGTGTCTGGATTTACAGCAACATATTTGCAATTTGTTTTCATTCTTTTGGAAATATATTCGACAATATCACCCTTCCCTTCCATCAAGTCTCTGATTTTATTTGAATAACCTTCATTACATCCATTAACTTCATTGAATAAATCTATTATTTCTTCGCAAACTGATTCATAGCTTTGCTGAGATATAGACCCTCCGCTTTTTTCCAAAATTTTCATTATTTTATTTTTCACGCCACCTCTCCCTTAATTGCTGGTTTAGCTCTCCCTATCATAAACCTCTCTTCTTTTGTTGGCCAGACCTTATAAGAATCCATCTCAAGCAGAAAAACACCTTTCCTTTTAATTCCAACTTCAGTGAAGTTCTCTTTGTCTGAAAAAATAAATTCCGCTTTTTTATTTGCTGAATCTATGAATGAAACAATTATGAATTCTTTCGGTCCAGCCTTACTCTTGTTTGACGTTATGTATTTTATGTCTTTGACGTAAGCCAAGATATATTTCCCTTTCACTGGAGCAAAAGAATCGCATAAAAGATGTTTCATTCTTAATACATTAAGATGAGGTCTATAGTCTTTAAAGATATCCAACCAATATATAAAACCAAAATGCTTCTCTTCAAAAGTAATTTTTTCATCCTGGGTATAATCCTCGACCTTTATATCTGAAAGAGTCATCCTTTCATTCATCATGTTCTTGAAAACATCTTTTGAAAACATTTCCGTCTGTTTTGCGTTTTCTTTTTTCAACACCTTCTTTTTCTTTTCTGAGAACTCCTTGTATATCTCAAAAACCTTTTTTCTGTTTGAATCAATGGAGTCAAAACATCCAGTCTGAATCAAAGCAGTCATTATGGCTTTATTTATAAAACCCCAATCGAAATTAGAATAAAGGAAATCAGAGACGGACGTAAATCCATTGGAACTTGACTTTCTCTCCCTTTCTATTTCACCAAAACTTCTGAAAGACATCCCTCCTATGATATTGAATCCAGCCCTTATGCTCCTATCGCCTTCTATTTTGAACTCATAGGAAGATTTGTTTATGTCTGGAGGAAGAATTTGGATTCTATATTTCGCAGCCGAACAGAAAATCCTGTCAAGCTTATCTTCGTCGTTTATGGAAAAATTAATAAGTGTAGTAAAAAACTCAAGAGGATAATGATGTTTCAAATAAACACACTGCATAGAAATAAGTGTATAAGCTACGGCATGAGCAAAATTAAATGAATATCCTCCGAATTGAAGCATCATATCGACGAATTCCTTTAGTTCCTCAACCTTTTCTTGTCCGTCTCTCGCAAGAATCTCTTGCATTTTTGTGTTCAACAATTTTTTTAAATCATCTTCTTTCTTCTTAGATATATATTTTCTTGCCAAGTTTGCGTCAGCCATAGACAATCCGAATATCTTGTGTAACAAAAACATTATTTGTTCCTGATAAACAAAAGTGTAATATGTGCTTCCGATTATCTCTTTCATAACAGGGTTTTTTATCAAATGCCTTGGAGGAATTTCTGTTCCGTTCTTTCTTTGTATGTATGCGTTTGATTGACCGCTCCTTAATATATCTGGTCTATACAATGAAGTCGAGTCAACAACGTGCCTGAAATTCAAAGGGTCTAACTTAAGTAGAAACCCATAATTTTTTTCAGCGTCAAACTGGAAAATTCCAAGGTTATCTGATTTCAAATCCTTCAACAAAGCCTTGTCTTCAACCCAATTAAGTCTTTCAAAATCATCTTCTATCTTATCTGCCTTTTCATCTCCATTTATTCTGCTTCTTATTGTTTTTATTGTTCTATCTATAATGGAAACTGTTTTCAATCCAAGAATATCAAATTTTGCAACTCCCAAATCAGAAAGTTCCCTGTCATTACCTTCTTGGAAAGCTGTAACAATAACATCATTGCTTCTATTTATTGGAAGAAGTTCTGAAAGAGGTTTATCTATTATACATATTCCAGAAGCGTGTTTCCCCATACTCCTTATAGAGCCATGAAGTTTATGGACAACTTTCTTTAACATCTGTAGCTTTGGTAATTTTTCCCATAAATCAGGATGTGCGTTTAAATAATCATCAAAATCTTTTGTAGAAGCATTGACCGATGGCATAGCGTCCCCTATCTCATAAGCAAGAACACAATCTGATTTAGCCCAAGAGTCAACTCTGACAAAATCCCTTATTATGTTTTTTACTCCAAAGTTCTGGGTTGTTCCTATGCTTGCCACATTATTATATTTTGATTTCAGATAAGCGAATATTTCATCTCTTCTTTCAATGTCAAAATCCATATCAATATCTGGATAGTCATATCTATCCACGCTTATGAATCTTTCAAAAATCGTTTCCCATTTAACGGCATCCAAGTCAGTTATTTTCATTAAGAAAGCAACAACAGACCCTCCTACAGAACCTCTCGCAACTCCCCTTCTTATTCCGTTTTCCCTCGCATAATTTATGATATCCCAAACCATCAAGAAATAATCAACATATCCCATCTTCTTTATTATTCCAAGTTCAAACTTCATCTTTGATTCGTATTCTGCTTTCTTTGATTCAACT